AATTTGGCTTCTGGTGTGTGTACCATGGACTCAGGCGGCACAGACGCTGGAGCCTATGTATTCCCCACAGGCGCATTGCTTGACGCTGCGTTCCCTAGCCTTAAAGTTGGCTCAACATTTGACTGCGCTTTCATCAACCTTGGTGACAATGCAGCAAACGATGTGGTCTTCACCGCTGGCACGGGCAACACCCTTGTTGGTAACGACACGATCCAAGATTCGCTGACCAAAACCAGCAACACATCTGGTACGTTCCGTTTCCGCAAAACAGGTGACGCAGCGTACTCAATCTATCGCGTTGCTTAATTCTTGAGCAACTGGTAAAACGGGGCTTCGGCCCCGTTTTCACATGGAGATTTGAATGAACATTGTCCTTGTACACCCTGAGTTTGGTGCCAAAGTTGCTACCAACGAAGCTGAAATCGTCAATGATGAAAAAAACGGCTGGACACGGTACAATCCTGACACACCTGTCGAGGTGGCATCCGAGCCGGTAGTCGAAGCGCCAAAGCGCAAGTACACCCGCAAAGTGACCGATCAACCTGTCGAACAGCCCAACGAAGTCCCATCGTTTTTGACTTCGGCAAGCGACGAATCCGAAGGAACTTGAAATGGCTTATACCGCTGGCGACCAGATCAACCGAGCACTCAGGCTGCTCGGTATTCTTGCCGAAGGGGAAACGGCGTCAGCGGCTACCAGTCAGGATGCCTTGACTGCAATGAACCAGATGATCGACTCGTGGTCCACCGAGCGTCTGTCTGTGTTCTGCACCCAAGATCAGATTTTCAATTGGCCCGTGGGTGAGATCAAGCGCACCCTTGGTCCCTCTGGTGACTTTGTGGGCAACCGCCCCATTCAACTTGATGACGGTACGTACTTCCGCGCCCCCAGTGGCGTGTCGTACGGCATCAAAATCATCAACCAAGACCAGTACAACGGCATCGCTGTCAAGACCTCGACATCGACCTTCCCGCAGGTCATCTTCGTCAACAACACGTTTCCCAACGTGGAGATGTACATCTACCCCCGGCCAACGCAGTTGCTGGAGTGGCACTTCATCTCGGTGCAAGAGTTGACGCAGCCTGCCGTACTGGCAACCGAGTTGTTCTTTCCCCCAGGTTACATGCGAGCGTTTGCCTACAACTTGGCAATGGAGATTGCACCCGAGTTTGGCGTGGAGCCAAGCCCGCAGGTGCAGCGCATCGCCATGACCAGCAAGCGCAACCTCAAGCGCATCAACAACCCATACGATGTGATGTCCATGCCCTACGCATTGGTGTCCAATCGTCAGCGTTTCAACATCTACGCAGGCAATTTCTAGGAGCCATTATGACCACCATCGCCATTTCAGCACTGCCCGTTGCGACAGTCATCAACGCAGCAGACGTTATGCCCATCGTGCAAAGCGGCACCACCAAGCAGCTTACCAAGACGCTGTTGTTTACCAGCCCCACGATGGTCACGCCTGTGCTGGGTACAGTGACCAGCGGCAACATCAGCGCCTGCACCAGCACCAGCATGGTGATGGTCACTCCTGTCATTGGTGCAGCCACAGGCACAAGCCTTGCAGTCACCGCAGCGGTCACATCCTCTGGCACGGCTGGTGTGGGTTATGCCACTGGTGCTGGCGGTGCAGTTACGCAGATCACCAGTCGAACCACAGGTGTGACGCTAAACAAGACCACTGGTGCAATTACGCTGTTCAGCGCAGCAGGTTCGGCAACAGCGGCAACCTTCACCGTTACCAACAGCACTGTGGCAGCAACTGATGTGATTATCTTGAACCAAAAGTCAGGCACAGACCTGTACGACTTGATGGTCACGGCTGTAGCAGCAGGCAGTTTTAATCTGACATTTCGCACAACCGGCGGCACTACAACAGAAACACCAGTGTTTAACTTTGCCGTCATCAAGGGCGTGGCAGCGTAATGAAAACCCCGATTCTAGGCAGCACCTACGTAGCTCGCAGCGTTAACGCTGCGGACGCTCGTATGGTCAACCTGTTTCCCGAGATCGTGCCCGAGGCGGGCAAGGAGCCAGCGTTCCTGAACCGCGCCCCCGGCCTTAACCTGCTCAACACCATCGGCACAGGCCCGATCCGTGGCCTGTGGGCATTCTCGTCCAACGATGGCACAGGTTTCGTGGTGTCGGGCACCCAGTTGTTCAAGATCGACAACGCCTACGCTGCCACGCTGATCGGCAACGTCAGCGGCACTGGCCCTGTCAGCATGGCCGACAACGGCACACAGTTGTTCATCGCCTGCAACGGCCCCAGCTTCATTTACAACGCCAACACAAACGTGTTTCAGCAGATCACTGACCCGGACTTTCCCGGCGCGGTGACTGTGGCCTATCTGGACGGCTACTTCGTGTTCAACGAGCCGAATAGTCAGAAGATGTGGGTCACGGCTTTTCTGGATGGTACATCCATCGACCCGCTGGAGTTCCAGCAAACCGCAGCCTCCCCTGACGGCTTGGTGGCCGTGGTTGCCAACTTCCGCGAGGTCTGGGCCTTTGGAACCAACTCGATTGAGGTCTGGTCTGACACCGCTGCGCTGGACTTCCCTCTTGAGCGCATCCCTGGCGCGTTCAACGAGTTGGGCTGCGCTGCCCCCTACTCCATCGCCAAGATGGACAACAGCCTGTTTTGGCTTGGCCGTGACCGCCGTGGTCAGGGCATCGTCTACCGGGCCAACGGCTACGCAGGCCAGCGCATCTCGACCCATGCTGTTGAGTGGCAGATCCAGCAGTATTCTGACCTGACAGACGCCGTTGCCTACACCTACCAGCAAGACGGCCACAACTTCTACGTGCTGATCTTTCCCACGGCCAACACCACATGGGTGTACGATGCTGCCACCCAGGCATGGCACGAGAGGGCAGGGTTTGCCAACGGCGACTTTACCCGCCACCGCAGCAACTGCCAGATGTCGTTCAACAACAAGATTGTTGTGGGCGACTTTGAGAATGGCAACATTTACTCGTTCGACTTGGAAGACTACTCGGACAACGGGCAAATTCAAAAGTGGCTGCGCTCGTGGAGAGCACTGCCCACCGGCCAGAACAACTTGAAGCGCACCGCGCAGCACAGCTTGCAACTAGACTGCGAAACAGGTGTTGGCCTGAACTTGTTCCCTGCTTACGATGCGGAAGAATTAACGGCTGAAGACGGCAACATCTTGATTGCCGAGTACGTGCAAAACGAAATCACTGCTGAAACGGGCGAAGTGCTGACCACTGAGGCAGGCGATGGTTTTGAGCCGCTGGTTGATGCAGCCGCCTACCCTGTGCCGTTTGTGCCGCCCATGATGCTGTCAACCATTGGTTACCCTGCTGCACCCGGTTACGACCCACAGGTCATGCTGCGCTGGTCCGACGATGGTGGGCACACGTACTCGAACGAGCACTGGGTCAGCATCGGCAAGATCGGCGAGTACTATCGCCGTGCCATCTGGCGCAGACTGGGCATGACCCTGAAGCTGCGTGATCGCGTCTACGAGGTGTCGGGCACCGACCCCGTGAAGATTGCCATCATGGGCGCTGAACTGATGCTGAGTCCGACCAATGCTTAACCCCATCATCACACCCCCACGGGTGCCGCTGGTTGACCCTGCCACGGGGTTGGTTAACAGGGCGTGGTACTTGTTCTTCTTGTCGCTGAACAACGTGGCAAACGCCGTTGTTGACGATCCAGTTGTCGGCCCCAGTGCTGAGTCGCTGATCGCCAGCTATGACGCACTGCTTCAGACGCTGACGCAGGAAGTGCAGACGCAACCAAGCCCTAGCGATCTGGTGTCGCAAATGGCCGAGATGCAAAAGCAGATCGACGGGTTGCAAAAACAGATTGAGTGTCCTTGCGTTGAACTGACCGCTGAATTGCAAAAGCAGATCGACGGGTTGCAAAAGCAGATCGAAAGCCCTTGCACTGAACTGACAGCCGAGTTGCAGAAACAGATTGAGGGTCTTCAAGTGACCCCGCCACCTCGTGAGTTTGAGCGTTCGCGGTACGGCTCGTTCTACGACACCACGACTCAGACGGCCACCACGATCAACACGGCCAAGGCGATTACGTTTAACAATACGGACTTGAGCCGAGGTGTGTATCTTGGCACCCCAACATCAAGGGTGTACGTGGACACACCGGGCATTTACAACTTTGACACTTCGTTTCAGTTGGACAAAACTAGCGGCGGCTTGGCTGAGTTCTACTTTTGGTTTAGGCTCAACGGCACAGACGTGCCAGACAGCGCCAGCCAGATCAGGATCCAGGGCAATGACGCTGAGATATTTTCGTCACTCAACTACTTTTTCGACCTCAACGCTGGCGACTACGTTGAGATGATGTTTTCAACGACCAGCCTGAGTGTTGAACTTCTTTCCGTGCCTGCGGCTGCACCTGTCCCCGGCATACCGTCTATCATTCTCACAGTTTCAAACAATATTGGGGGTATCCAATGACCGTCACCGTCAAAAACCTTGTGCCATCGAAAGATGTTGCGAACAGCCAGACAACCCAGTACACCGCCAACGGTGTGACCACGATCATCGACAAGTTCACTGCGACCAATTACAGCGCCAGTGCTGCCACGATCTCGGTCAACTTGGTGGGGAATGCAGGCTCCGCTGGCAACAGCAACCTGATCACCAAGACCAAGACGCTTCAGCCGTCCGAGGTCTACACGTTTCCCGAGTTGGTCGGGCAGGTTTTGAACTCCGGCGACTTTATCAGTACAATCGCTGGAACCGCTACCGCCATCAACATGCGGGTCTCTGGCCGCGAAGTGACCTAAGGGGAATAGCATGGGCCTTTTCAGTAAAATTTTTGATGATGTTCTTGGCCTTGACCCAGGCGGCGGCGGCATATACAACGTAGCCCGAGATGTGCTGGGTGACAAGATTGCCGATGATGTTTTAGGCATGGACCCAGGCGGTGGCGGGTTTATTAAGGAATACAACGTACTCCTTCCCATGATTGCAGGTTATTACGGCTTAGAAGCTCTTGGCGGGACTGAAGGTATTGCCAATATGTTTGGCTCTGGCTCCGGTGCTGCGGGCACAACTTTTACCGAAGCCCAACTTGCAGCAGCAAGCGCCAGTGCCGACCCAATTGCGTACCTTGCATCCGCAACGCCCGGTGCGGCAGTTGGTGCTGGTGAAGCCTTGGCCGCTGGCACATTGTCGGGTGGCGGCGGCGCTGCTGGCGGCGCGGGTGCTGCGGGTGCCGGTACATATTCAGGTTCAATCATGAACAGTTTAAAAACCCTTCAACCCTACGCATCAATTGGCAGTTCGTTGGCGCAGGGTTATTCCACAAACAAAGCCGCCCAAGGTGCCGCAAACGCTGCAAACGCGGGTGCTCAATCGCAGATTGATCTTCAGCGTCGAATGTACGAGGAAGGCGTTGCTCGACAACAACCCTTTTATCAAGCAGGCGTCAACGCACTTCCCGGCTATTTGTCGGGCATCGGGCAAGGTGGTGAATTGGTGCGCGGCTTTACGATGGCCGATTATCAAGCTGACCCTGGTTATGCGTTTCGGCTGTCCGAGGGGCAAAAACAATTGGATCGTCAGGCCGCCATTCGAGGTGGGCAAATTTCTGGCCCCTCCATGAAAGCTGCGGCCCGCTATGGTCAAGAAATGGGTTCGCAAGAGTACAGCAACGCATACAACCGCTTCCGCGACACCCAAAGTTTGCGCCGTAACGCGCTTGCGGGTGTTACTGGTTTTGCACCGACTGCTGCAAATGCGATGGGTAACTTGGGTCAAAACTACGCCACCAGCGCAGGCAGCGCAATGGCTAACCAAGGCGTGAACACAGGCAACGCATTGATTGCGGGCCAACAAGCCCGTCAATCTACATACGGTGATATTGGCAGCGCGTTGGGTAAATATTTAGGTAGCAGCAACAGCCTTGGTCGTTCATCTGGATCGTTTAACGCCGATCCAAATGCTTATGCTTTTGGCTCACAGTCTTGGGAATAAATATGGCTGAACTAAACTTTGGCGCTTTGGCGCGTCCTGGCCCTCGTGGCTTTGCACAAGGCTTTGAGCAGGGTCAAGAGCAACGAATGACTGAGGACATCAATCGAACCAATTTGGAAACTGGTAGGTTTAAACTTGATGAACTCAAGCGCGACCGCGCCGAGATGATGCAACTGCAAGAGCAGCTTAAAGGCATGGGCCAAGACCCAGACCTTGACAAGCTCATGGACGTTTATGCTCGGTCGGGCCGCCCTGATTACGTGAAGATGGGCCTTGAGGGCAAGCAAAAGCTCAAGGAGCAACGCGAGTACGCCAAGCTGATTGGCGGCGGTATGGCTGCGCCGGAAGCCCCTGCGGCTGCCGCGCCTGCTGCCCCCGCTGCCCCGCCCGTGATGCGTATGCCCCAAGCACCTGCGCCTACAAATGCTTTGGGTTCTGGAACCTTTGGTATGGGTGCGCCAGCGGCTCCTGTGAACGCATTGGCGGCTCCTGCCCCTGCACAGGCTCCTGCCCCCGCACCGGCTGCTGCGCCAGCTAACGCTTTGGCAAACCCCAATGCAGGCCAGATTCAGCAGACGCAAAAGCGCATCAATGACTTGATGCAGTTTGCGGCAACCAATCCTGGTATGGCTACTCAAGCGATGCAGCAAGCCAAGCTCTTGCAAGACCAGCTTGAGATGTTTTCAAAACGTAATGCGGGCGAATCGCCCGATGTGCAGACTATGCGGGCGTTGGGCATTCCAATTACGCCTGAAGGCTACCAGCAGTTTACGGGCGCTAAACGACAAGACCGTTTGCTCACGCCAGAAGAATTGAAGCAAAAACTTCAAATTGCAGGAGCCGGGGCCAATCGAACTGAAGTCAAAGTCAGCACCGAAAAGAATTACGGTCAACGGTTTGGCGGTTTGATTGCGGACCAAGATGCTTCCAAGCTGGCCGCTGCCGAAGCAGCACCTCAAGCTGCGGCAACTGCCGACCGAGTACTGGATTTGATCTCTACCGGCAAAGTCATTACCGGTACAGGTGCCAATGTCCGTTTGCAACTTGCCAAAGCATTGAACTTGGCTGGCGGCACCGATTCGGAAAAGATTCGCAACACCGAGGTGTTGATGTCCTCGCTGGCCGAAACAACACTGGGTGCGATCAAATCGTCAAACCTTGGCGCAGGTCAGGGATTTACCAACGCCGACCGAGACTTCTTGGAAAAGGCCAAGGCCGGTCAACTCACCTACGACTCCGGGTCGCTGGCCGAACTGGCCCGTCTGGCCCGTCTTGCTGCTGAAAAAAGTGCCGAGGTGTGGAACAAGCGAGTTAAACAGATTCCTGCAAGTGCTCTTGAAGGCACTGGCATTTCATCCCAACCGGTGGTTGTGTCGCCACGCAAAACCTCGTCCGTCATGAACATTCCTCAAGAAGCAATTGACATGCTCAAAAGCGGTGCTGGCACTCGTGAGCAGTTTGACGGCACCTTTGGTCCCGGGTCGGCAGCAAGAATACTTAAGGGAAAGTAAATGGCTGAAAATCCTTTTGCTAAGTTTGCAGCACAGCCCGCGCAATCGGATAACCCGTTTGCCCAGTTTGCCCCCGCAGCACCCTCTGGCGGCATCCCCGGCCCACGCCGTGGTTACTCGCTGACTGAGGTGCCTGTGGAGGCCGTGAAAAACTTGCCCGAGAGTGCTGGCAAGTTTGTCGGCGGTGTCGTGCAGGCCGTGACCAGCCCGATTCAAACCCTCACTGGAATCCTTGATGCTGGCGCTGGTGCGCTGCGCAACTCGCTGCCGCAGGGTGTGGTCAACTTTGTCGACCAGTTCGACACCAACCCGCAAGCAACCCAACGCGCTGTTGAGACAGCCAACGCCATTGGTGGCATGTACAAGGACCGCTACGGCAGCTATGAAGGCATCAAGCGCACGTTTGCCGAAGACCCAGTGGGCGCTGCTGCTGACCTGTCCACCCTGTTGACTGGGGGCGGCGCTGCCGCGACCAAGCTGGGTGCCACACAGACCGGCGCTGCGTTGTCGCGGGCCGGTGCCGCAATCAACCCGATGCGCCCCATTGCACCCATCATCGAGCAGCCCATCAAGCTGGCCGCAAAGGGTGTTGGTGCGGTCTACAACGCCCTTGACCCAAAGTCGGCAGCGTACCTGACAGCCGTAGAAGGTCGTGGCAAAGAAGTGCTCAACGCCCTGCGTCAGCCGTCTGAGATTGTCCCGGGCAGTCTACCCACTGCCGCCGAAGCCGCGTCATCTGTGGGCGCTACTCGGTTCTCCGCAATGGGTGAGTCTGCACGTAAGACGCTGTCTACACCGTTCTTTGAACGTGGTGAGGGCAACAAGGCTGCGCAAGTGGGTGCGGTGCGACAAGTCGGTAAAACGGCTGACGATTTGGCTGCGGCTGAAGCTGCCCGCAAAGCCACGGCCAAGCAGTTGTACGGCATCTCCGACAATGCGATGGTGGTGGCAGACGACACATTTTCGTCGCTGCTCAATCGCCCCTCAATGGACAAGGTGCTTGCCCGCGCCAGCGACTTGGCTGCGGAAAAAGGTCAGTCTTTCCAGATTGGTCAGAACCGACCAGCGCAAGTCGTGCCGTCCAGCATCGTCGATGAGGCCGGTCGCCCAATGGGTCAGACAGTAATCCCGGGCGAAGTGGCTAAATACCCGGGCAGCAGCCTTCACGCTATGAAGATGGCGTTTGACGACTTGACCAAGAACCCCGAGCGGTTCGGAATTGGTGCAGCCGAGGTGGGCGCTATCAAAGGCACCCGCGCCCAGTTCCTGAACTGGGCCGAGAGCAAAGCCCCATCCTATCGCACGGCCCGGGAAACCTTTGCTGCCCAAAGCAAGCCAATCAACCAGATGGAAGTCGGTCAATACCTTGAAGGCAAGTTGACCCCTGCTCTTGGTGAAGAAACGGCGCGGCTTCGTGCATCTGGTTTTGCCACGGCCTTGGAAAACGCTCCAGGCACCATCAAGCGGGCCACAGGTGAATCGCGGTTCCAAAACCTGTCTGACGTGCTGACCCCCGAGCAGATCAAGATTGTCGAAAATGTCCGTGCCGATTTGGCCCGTGCGCAGTTGACTGAACGGCAAGCCGGTGCCGCCCGGGGCGCTGGTCCTGATGTGAACCTGATGGGTACCGAGGTTATGGGCAGCGTCCGCGCTCCCAACTTCATCAACAACGTCACCACGGTTGCTAACGATCTGCTGCGCCGGATGCAAGGCAAGCTGGACCAGAAGCTGGCGATTGAGTTAGCCACTGAGATGCTGGATCCTGCTGCCGCTGCTGTTGCGCTTGAGAAAGCACTGGCGCGTCAGGCCAAGGGTCAAAAGCTGGCAGACCCCTTCCAGAAAACTGGCAAAGCCGCCTCCAAGGTGCTGCGTACACCTGCTGTTGTAAACATGTTGGCCCCGGCCAGTGAAGTTCAAAACGCCCTTGTACCTTAATACAAATTAGTTAAAATACGGGAACTTTCATGATGGAATCAGCAGAAATGGCCGAGATCGACCCAGTGAAGTACGGAGTCTTGTGGGAGCGCGTCAAGGGTTACGAACGTCGCTTCGATGAGATGAGCACCAAGATCGACAAGATGGAAGGTCATGTCGAGAAACTGGTGGCCCTTGCAAACCAAGGCCGTGGCGGGTTCTGGGCTGGAATGGCTTTTGTTTCGATCATCTCCAGCGGGGTAGGGTTTGCCCTAAGTTGGATCAAGGGGCACTGAGATGAACGACCAGATGCACCAAATCGAACTGATCAAGGCGCAAGCCCGAGTCGAATTAAACAAGCTGGAGGCCAGTTCTCCAGCCAAGGACGTGGCGGGCCGCGCAATCGGCAAGCACGGCCTGTTCTACATCACCCTCATCGTCACCATCGGCGTGGCCTCCAGCCTCGTGCTGGACAAGGACAAGATTGCTGCTGTCATGGGCCTGCTGGGCGCATCGCTCACGGCCCTGATCTCCATGCTCAACGGCATCGCCGGGGCCAACGCCAAGCAAGAGAAACCCGAGTTTGAGGTCATGAAGCAATTGATCGACAAGCTGGACAAACTGGACCGTAAAGAGCAGCCGATGAAGGTCACCGTGGAAGGTGAGAAGGTCACAGTCACCAAAGGCGACGATCAGATCACCACATCAAAGGGGTAATCATGGACTGGCTCAAACAAATCGCACCAACCATCGCCACGGCGCTTGGTGGTCCACTGGCAGGCATGGCTGTGTCGGCCATCTCCAAGGCCATTGGGGTTGACCCTGATAAGGTGGGAGACATGATCTCCAACAACAAGTTGTCAGCCGAGCAGATCGCACAGGTCAAGATTGCCGAGATTGAGTTGCAAAAGCAAGCGCAGGAACTGGGCCTAAACTTTGAAAAGCTGGAAGTCGAGGACCGCAAGTCAGCCAGGGACATGCAGGCCACCACTCGCAGCCTGATGCCACCCATCTTGGCTGGCGCAGTCACCATCGGCTTCTTCGGCATCATGGTGATGATGTTTTTCAACCAGATTGACAGCGGCAACCCTGCCATCTTGATGATGCTGGGTAGCTTGGGTACGGCGTGGACGGGCATCATTGCCTACTACTTCGGCTCGTCTGCTGGCTCCCAGGCCAAGACTGACATTCTCTCAAGAACAGCAAAATGAACCTGACACCCAACTTCACCCTTGACGAGTTGACGGCTTCCGAGTCAGCCGAGCGCAACGGCTGGGACAACAGCCCCAACGATGCAGAACTTGAGAACCTCAAGCGACTGGCTGACTTTCTGGAGCAAGTCAAAGTGGTGCTGGGCGGCAAGCCGGTCATGATCAATTCAGCCTTCCGGTCCAAAAAGGTCAACGACTCGGTGGGCAGCAAGGACACCAGCCAGCACCGCATTGGGTGCGCTGCTGACATCCGTGTGCCCGGTATGACCCCAGACGAAGTGGTGCGCAAGGTCATCGCCAGTGGTATCAGCTACGATCAGGTCATCCGCGAGTTCGACCGCTGGACACACATCAGCATCCCCAACAGCGTGGACACCAGCCCCCGCAAGCAGGCGCTTATCATCGACAAGGCTGGCACCCGTCAGTTTGCGTAAAAGTACACGCAGGTCGCCAAGAAGGTCAGCCACACCACGCCGACAATGCCCAGCAGCATCCACTCGGCCAAGTACCTGAGTTGCTGACGCCAGATGCTTGGCGGCAGCGGGTCAGCAGCAAGCATCACGGGTTTGTACTTAGCCACACGCACTGGGCAGTTGCGGCCTTGGTTGCATCCGTAGTTTGCACAGTATTCATCGCAGCAGGTCATTGGAACTCCCTCAGTTTGTGTTTCAGTTCTCTGATCTCGCACTGGGCTTTGAGTGCCAGTGCGCGGGTGCGTTGGTAGTCAGCAGCAGATTCCTTTGCCGCTGCGAGCGCCTTGTCCAGCTTCCTAGCCTCACGCTTTAAAATGCGCTCATGCTCTTTGCGCAGGGCCGCAAGCGCAGGCTCTGTGATCGCTGCAACTTGGGCTTCGGTCAGTGCCAGCTTCAATGCTTCTTCTTTCATGCCTGCTCCTCAGTGGCCTTGTGCAAATAGGCCGTCAGGCGCTTGATCTGCGCCTCGCGGTACTTGCACATGCTGTCGGCGTATTCACGCGCTGTCTGGGCCTCCAGCAGCCTGCGCTTGCTGTCCTCCAGCTCACGCAGCGCCAGCGATTCAGCAGTCGGTGTGGCGTAGGCGCTTTTCACCCACTCAATGGTTTGACGGATCATTACAGTTACTCCAGTGGTTAATGTGACACGATTGTATCACACATTTTTAGATATGCGGTATTGTTTGACTGCGTTGCGCAATCCAGCCTGCGTTGTTGCTTTTTGGTCAAGCGCCATTGCCTGCGCTTGGTCCAATGTGTCTTGCATCAGGATGCGGTGGCACATGACGGGTGCCCCTTGGCCCTGACGGCGCACACGGGCGTTGAACTGCTCGTACAGGTCCAGCGACCAGTTGAGGCCATACCACACGAGGATGTGGCCGTTGTTCTGCAACCCGTCGATGCCGTGGCCCATACTGGCCGGGTGGCCGATCATCAGGGAGCAGTCGCCCGTCTTCCAGCGGTGCATGGCGTTGGTAAGGGACGCTTCGGTCTTGCACTCGGTCAAGTTGATGGGCCGCAGCGCCTTGAACTTCTCCATGATGCGGGCAGCGTCTGACCGGTACGCATATGCGCACAGGATGGGTGACCCCTGGGCCTCGTCGATGATGTCCTCCAGCGCGTCCAGCTTCATGTCGTGCACCGGCTCCCACAGCGGCATCCCGGCAATGGGGTACATGGCCCCGTTAGAGAACTGCAAGCACTTGTTGGTCAAGGCAGCTTGGTTAAACGCCTCAATCTCTTTGCCGCTGTCGAGCACCATGAAGAACTCTTTCTCCAGCCTGTCGTACTTGGCCCGCAACTCGTCAGGCATCTCGATCTCGATGTTGTTGACGATCAGGTCAGGCAGCGGGTTGTAGTCCTCGGCTGACATCTCAAGCGTGATGTCCCCGATCAGTTTCTTAATGGTGTCCTCGGTGTCCTCATAAGCCACCTCTTTGTAGGGTCCGACCTTCTTATAGAACCGGGTGCGAAACGCTGTCTTGCTGGTGCCCAGACGTTCACCCTTGTCCACCACGAGGAACTGACCGTGCAGGTCTTTGTACCCATTGCTGGCCGGGGTGCCGGTCAGGCCCGTGGTCCAGTCGAACTGGTTTGCGATCTTGCGAAACGCCTTGACCCGGTTCGTGGCGCTGTTCTTCATCTTGCTGATCTCGTCCCAGATGATTCCGTTGAACGGCATCGGGCGGTCTTTCTTGACAAAGTAGGTTTGCAGCGTTTCGGCCAGCCAGCCGAGGTTCTCGTAGTTCACCATGTAGACGTCAGCGGGGCGCAGCAGGGCGCGGGTGCGCTGATCCTTGGTGCCCGTGATCATGCTGAACTTGAGGTGTCCTGTGTGCTGCCACTTCGCAGCTTCTTGACGCCAGACCAGACGGATGACTCGGATGGGGGCCACGATGATCACGCCCCGCAGGAACTGAGTGCGGATTAGGTGGGCCAGACTGGTCAGTGTGATCACAGTCTTGCCCAGGCCCATGTCCAGCCACAGCATCGAGTGTGGGTGGGTGGACTGGAAGTTGACAGCCTTCTTTTGGTAGTCGTGAAGCAGGTCAGGTGTCAGCATCCCATCACCATCACGTCAACCATCAACTTACCCTCGACCACGTTGTCAATGACAAACACGTTGACCATTTGCTGGCGCAGCTTCTCGTGCTCCCGGTACTGCGCTGGCGTGGGTACTTGACCCTCGCGCTTGAACTCGCAGAACCACATGCGCCCATCAGGTCCGATGAACAGACGATCAGGCACAGCGGCACGGGCGGGGCTGGTGAACTTGTACGCCAGCACACCCTTGGACTTGGCGTAGTCGCAGACCTTGGCTTCAATTTGTTTTTCCAGCATTGCGTGTCTCCAAGTCGATCAGCAACTCGATGTAGTGCTTGGCCTTCTCCAGATCAGCCATGCCGTTCTTCTTGCGCCAGCGTGAGATGTACTTCACCACGTTGCCCTCCATGTACCCCATCGCGTTGGCGTGGATGTATTCAATCGGCTGGATCGACAGATCTTTGTAATGATTGCCGCCCACTTGTTTGTCTAATGCTGTTGTCATCTTGTTCCATTCCTCAAGTTCTTCGGGGGTTACTTCGGTTACGTTGTTCATTTCAATCCCAGAGTGAGTTTTTCAATTTCTTGAACGTAGTAGTCAAAATCAACTGGCAGCTTGCCAGCATCCTTGATGTCGTTGCAGACCTGTACACCCCAGCCTGATTCGACGCCAATCTTTCGCCACTCGCCGGGCTTCTTTGCCAGCGGTGGCATCCACTTGAACAGGCGACCACCACCCTTGGCGATGTAGTAGCGCGTGGTGTTTTGCAATGCTATGGTCACGCCGTCACGCTCGATGCCCAAATGACTCGACCGGGGCACTTTGGTGCGCAGCATGAAGTCCATGATGTCAGGCCACTGCTCGATGGTTTCGCGGATGGGCGCACCCTCGACCAGCACCTTCTCGGCCACCTTGGCAATCACCAACCCACCAGCGTTCTGGTGCCACCCCATCGTGCCACCCAATTCAACGGATTTCCACTCGTAAGCACCCTTGCGCTTGGTGCTGCCGTTCTCAAACACGCCAATGTAGTTGTTGACATCGCGCACCATCATGGCCTTGTACACAGCCTCCTCAAGATTGAGGCCGGTGCGCGACTGCCATGCAGCGCGGGCCAGATCGACCAGCATCTTGTGGCTGCGGGGCACACGCACTGTCAGGCCATCGGTGTTGACCTGGATGATGCGCAGGCCGGGGATGTGCATCAACCCCTCGGCCAGCAGGCACAGCAGCAGTTGACCGTTGAGCGTGATCGACATGGTGAACAGCGGGTCGTAGAACACAGAGAACTGGTTGTTGCTGTCACCATAGACGCCGTTCAGCGCCAGCTTCAGCATTGCCGATTCGGCTGACTTCTTGGGGTACGACTTGCGCTGCTCGAACAGGTGCTTGTAGATGCTGACAAACTCTTTTCCGAGATGGGCCGGGTGAAACCCATTCGTGATTGCCAAGTTTGGATAGTATGAAGTGACATCCAAGTCCACGATGACGTACTCACCGTCAGACTCGATGACCTCTGACTCGATGGAGCCGTGGATTCCTCCAAGGCCGAAGACAAAAGTAAAGCCATTGACTGTTGCTGTGAGGTCCGTGAAGACCCCTTTGGTTTCGGTGATGGTCTGAGCCTTGAGCCAGTTCATCACCCGGTTAAATTCAGGATGCTCGAAGTTGATCCACGGCAAGATAGCGTCCTTGAGTGCGATCACTGGGCGCTTGGTCTGCCGGGGTGTGCGACCCTTGGGGCCAAAGTCGTAGCAGGCGACACCGGCTTCTTCCAGCTTCATGGTGAAGTAGTCTTTGCCGATCTTGGTGTCGTTGTGGTTCATGAAGTCCCGGGCATACTTGCGCGTGAGTTCTTCACGGAAGTGGATCATGTCAAGCGTGTGGTGATAGAACGCCTTGGTCTGCGCCACATCGTGCTTGTTGTATTCCTTGAGCACTTCGATTTGTGTGCGGTTCAGCGTGGTGCCCACGGGGAACGGCAGGTCTTCAATCGTGTCGCTGCGCATATTGAACTCCAGCACCTTGAGGCTGGTGGACCGGGCACGGTTGTCAAAGTGGTGAATCTTGAACAAGTCGATCTGCGTGACAAACTGGTCGGAGGTCTTGACCGAGTGCATCCATCGGCCACCATCGTCGTCTTGCGCATTGATGATCGCCATTGCCTTTTGGTACAGCGTGTTGGCATCACTGTGGCCCATGCGCACAAGAGTGTGCACCACAGGGTAGTCAAAGCCAAGATTGTTGAACCCGATCATGCGGGCATCGGTGTCTTTCAGGTACTGAAGAAACGCGACGATCTCACGCGAGTCGTTGCGGTGATCGCTGATCTCAAACATCCACTGAAGCGGCGCGTCTGCGTGTTCCACCGCCAACGTGAAGACGTTGGGGAAGGTTTCCACATCGTAGACATAATCGTTACTCATTACGGTTACCGGGTAGGTGGGGCTTACTCGCTGCACTGATCGTGGATGAACCCACAAGTCGCCAGCATCCGCTTTCAGCCCCGATTCAATTACTGCCCGAAGAACGAGGGCAGGCCAGTAGGCGCACCACCAGCGTTGTAAGGGTTGCCACCACCTTGAGCACCAAACGGCGCAGTAGGCATGGCTGGCGCTGGGGCAGCAGCAGGCGCAAACATGCCAGCAGGCGCACCGGCAACAGCACCGAACATGCCCGATGCGTCAACAGCACCTTCACCAAACGGCGTGTCATCACCGGCGAACTGGACAGCGATCAGGTCGCAGCGGATGCCACGGCCATGCTTATTGTCTTGAGGCCAAGGCTTGATGGCAGCGTTCACACGGCAACCGCCATACATCTTGCGGGCCAGTTGCTGATACGCCATCGTGTTGGCTGGGTCGATGGGTTGACCATCGGCTTGGATCACTTGAGGTGCGGTGTCGCGGCCTGCGGTGATGAACACATGGCCTGCATAGCCATCGTAGGGTTGGAAGGTTTTCTTGTTGACCTTCTCCTCACCACGGCCAAAGCAACGGGTCTTGCGATCTTGCTGGATCATGCCCATGACAGCCTGGGCGTGTTCCTTCCACTTCTCCAATGCCAAGGCACCGTAGCGGGCCATGAACTGACCAAAGCCGGGGTGGTCCTGCGGCATGATGAACTCGCAATTGAACGAGATGCGTTCCTTGCCAGTCTGCTCGTTAATCTGACGCTGTGGTTCAGCGAGATGCGGGAAGGACAGACGGACGTTCGACAAAAAGATGATTTCAGACATTACATTTACTCCAGTTGATTACAGTTGATGTGTACCTTCGACACCACGGCGCATACGCTCAATGGTTCGCTGTTGCAGCCAGTGCTGTGCTTCTTCAATGTGCGTCAGGGCACAAGCGTTGGCTTTACATGCGAATGGACCAGCCTGAAAACTACGCAAGCGGTCAGCCACGATTGCAAGCAATACTTCTTGAGTCAGGCCGTTGACACCGTTCTCAGGAATGGTGCCGTTCTGAAAGTAGATGACCAACTCAGTCGCACAGTTTTGTAAAACACCGTTTCCGGCGCTTTTATTGGTGGACAGGTCAAAGCCAGACACCTTATATGCGTGATTGCCTCCACCAGCGCCAGCCTCGTCAATCACCGCAATGGTTAATTTGTCGTTGGCTGGGTTGATCATGTGATCATTGATTTGTCGCATTACATTTACTCCAGTTTAAGAAAGCCACGAGGGCAGGGATTCGGCAGCGGGTGCTGCCTCGACTGCGCTAAACAGCGGCGCAGCATTCATGACGACAGCCGGACGGCCATCGGATTCAGGGACCACGGTCAGTTTGCCCGCCAGCTTGCTGACGTACTCCTGCTCCATGCGTTTGAGTTGGCGCTCGGTCAACGTCACCTTGGTGCCGTCTTTCTTTTCCCACGTCAGCTTTTCAGCCTTGGCGGGTGTGACGAGTTTGATTTCGTAGACAGCGGACTTAGGGATGCCCATCTTGACCAGCTTCTCGGCCATCTCGGCTTCGGGTAGTGCCCAAGCGCGGGAGCCACGACCATTGACCAGCTTCAAGCCTGGGATGACTTGACCAGCTTCAAGACGGCGCAGGGCTTCTTTTTCCACAGCTTCGAGGAGTTGGCGCATCAGGGGTGCGGCTTCCATGATCTGAGCGATCTGGGCGTCATCCATCGTGGATGGGTCTTTATCGGCAGATTGCTGCGCGACATCGAGTGTTTGAGTTACGACAGGCTGGAACATGATTCCGACCTCCTTCATTACGTTACTTGCCAGCGCAGAGCATGAACCCTTAGCACGGCAGAATTTACATTGACTTTCACCCGGTACAAGCGGTGCATCTGGTTTGTCAGTTGCAGCAGCTTGAGTGATGATTGTACCCATGTTGTCCAGCAAAGACTTCACGGTGACATCGTGCGATGTGATGGCAGGCATCCCACGCAGCGCCAGTTTGGGCTGGATGATCGTCATGCGAACTGTGCTGAACGGGTATTGACCATTGACAGGTAACCGCAATCGGGCCAGCACCCCGTAGGCGTACTGTTCAAGCTGTAAGTTACCTTCGGCTGACACCACGCCCATGCCGTCTTTGTAGTCAATCAACTCAAGAAAATCAGGTCCAAGAATCTGGCAGTCCACGGTGCCCGACAAGTCATCACGACCCAGTAAGAACTCAGGGTTTACCCTTTGCTCGGAGATGACTGGGAACAAACCGTTTACTGAACGCTCACGGATGTACTCAATGGCCGACTTGACCCGTGCAGCGCGGTCAGCATCCACCTTGAACGTACCCTCGTGATCGGTAAAGGTTTCCCCCACCTGATCCATTGGGTCCGACAAGCCGTTCTTGATGCAGTGCTCAAGCAGCGTGTGCGAGTGTGTGCCATCGGCAGCAGCGGGGCCGCTACCGGTGTCAGGGTACTTGGCCTCCTCTCGAATGCTGCCGGGGCACAAGGCCCAGCGGCTGCGCTTCGATGGGGACAGCTTGGCGTGCGCGCTCATTTCTTTCTCGCCTCCAACATGGCGTCTGCCATGTCATATGCCCATGCAGCAGCCGTATCTAAGTTGCCAACTACATCAGGGTCAGACCAATAAGAATGCATCGCCTTGGCTGCAAAGTAGTCGCGCAGGGTCATGCCTTCGTGAGTCACTTCACCCATGCTGCCGTGGCTTGGAAACGTTGACCCACCTGTGTTTGTGTCGGTGCTCACTTCAGTGCCTCAACGCCAGTGTGCAGTGCAGCGTAGTGCTCGGGCTTGACATCGTTGATGTTCTGGTAGCCCAGACCAGTTAAGACGCCTTGGATCAGGGCACCCTTTTGTGGGCCGAGAGCCTTGTAGGCACCCATCACATAGTCGATAAGACCCTTGCCGTCCGAGAATGGTGCGCCAGTGGCAGCAGGTGCTGGTGCAGGCATCACGAATGAGGGAGGCGCTGGCATGGCCGGGGCAGCGGTCACAGACACAGTGACAGGTGCTGCAACGGGGGCCGCTTGTA